AAACACCAGGAATTATTGAATATTTAGATACAGCAGAAACCGAAACAACTTTAATTGCTACAACCGAAGAGAATATAAATAAATTCACAACTCATATTGAAATTCACCCATCATTATTGTTAGGTGTTATGGGTAATCAAATTGTATTCCCAGAAAACAATCAGTTGCCTCGTGATGTTTTCTCCTGCGGACAAAGTAAGCAGGGAGTAAGTTTATATCATTCCAATCATCAAAACAGGATTGATAAGATGGGTGTTGTGTTAAATAATGGACAAATTCCACTTGTTAAAAGTCGTTTTTTGAAATATATTAATAACGAACAGCACCCATATGGTGTTAATGCTATTGTTGCTATTGGAAGTTATGGAGGCTATAATGTAGAGGATTCAATTTTATTCAATGAGGGCTCAATAAAGCGTGGTATGTTTAATACAACATACTTAAATAGTTACGAGGCAAGGGAAGAGAGCACCAAGGTTGCTTCGGGGACGATGGATAGTAAGTTTGCGAATATAGAAAGCGAATCGGTAATAGGTAAAAAGCCTGGTTATGATTATTCCGAGTTAGACGAATACGGATTGATTAGGGAAAATACCCCATTAGATGATAAAAAGGTGGTAATCGGCAAAGTTACAACTGATATGGAGAACCCTGATAATTACATTGATGGATCCGTCACCCCTAAAAAGGGTCAGTTGGGTTTCGTAGATAAGTCATTTATTACTGATGGCGAAGAAGGATACAGAATTGCGAAGGTTCGTATTAGAGAAGAGCGTGTGCCTGCTATGGGTGATAAATTCTGTAGTAGATGCGGACAAAAGGGAACAGTTGGTCTGATTATCCCTGAAAAAGATATGCCTTTTACATCGGAGGGAGTACGCCCAGATTTAATTATCAATCCACACGCTCTACCGAGTAGAATGACTATTGGTCAGTTGGTAGAAACTTTAATGGGTAAAGCGTGTGCGATGTATGGTGGTTTTGGTGATTGTACTGCGTTTGCTAATAAAGGTCCAAAGCACCAGGTATTCGGTTCTCTATTAAAAGATATTGGTTACAATTCATCGGGTAATGAAGTTTTATACAGCGGTGAATCTGGCGAACAATTACACGCAGAACTATTTATTGGTCCCTGTTATTATATGCGGCTAAAGCATATGGTTAAAGATAAAATTAATTATCGTGCTCAGGGTCCAAGGACAGTTTTAACTCGTCAAACAGTCCAGGGTAGGTCAAATGACGGTGGACTGCGTATTGGTGAGATGGAGCGTGATTGTATGATTGCTCATGGCGCTACAACATTTTTAACCGAATCTATGTTAAAGCGTGGCGACGAATATTATGTAGCCGTTTGTAATAACAGTGGGACGATTGCTGTGTATAACGAAACCAAAAACATTTTTATAAGTCCATTTGCCGACGGACCAGTAAAATTCAATACAAATATTGAAGACGAATTGAACGTGGAAGTTGTAACCAAGTATGGTAGGGATTTTAGTATTGTGCGAGTTCCATATTCGTTCAAGTTATTGATGCAAGAATTACAAGTGATGAATATTCAAATGCGAATTATCACAGAGGACAATGTGGATCAATTGACATCTATGAGTTATAAAAACACTGTGGAAATAATGAAAGACAGGGTTCTGACGGATACACAGAAAAGCGAATTCAATAAGATTGTTAAAACGCAAGGTGCGGATAAGAAAGCACCCAAGAAAGCACCAAAAAAACCAACCAATAAAGAGATTAAGGAAATGGACGAGGAGCCACTGGAAGAGGAACCAATTGATGATGACGATGATGACGATGATTTAGACCCAATTACAATTGAGGCAGTGAAAAGAGCCGAACTTGATTTTGAAAAAAGCCAGTTGGAAGATAGTGATGATGATGATGAACCAAGACCGTCATTAACAATCGGTGAGCAAATCGGTGACACATTTAATGATTTCATAGAAACATTAACAGGTAGTGCGGAAGAAAAACCTGAAAAGACCGAAGATACACGGGAAGTATTTGAAAAAGAAGTAGTAAAGGTAGATCCAGTGCCCGACGACGAAGATAGCATATTTAGTGTTGAAACTGAAAAAACAAAAGAAGTGAAAGAAAATAATGATGGTGAAGATGATGATGATGATGATAATAAAAATTCATCGTTTACATTTGATGACCAATCTAAATCGCAAAATAGAAAAACAATAAGGGTGGGTAATCAGTAAAAAATCAATTTTTCTTTTTAAATAAAAAAATTGATTTTAAAAAATTGATAATTTAAATATAATTTTTCATATTAAAGTATTAAATGACGAGAAAAAAGAGACAGAGAAAGAAGGCTGATTATTCAAACACAGTTATATATAGATTTTATTCAAAGAACCCAGATATTGAAGATGATTATATAGGACACGCAACAGATTTTGTTAAAAGACAAACAAATCATAAGAGTAGTTGTAATAACAATAGTGAAAAGAATAAAGAATATAATTACGAAGTTTATAAATATATTAGAGAGAACGGGGGATTTGATAATTGGCAATTTGAAATATTAGTATATGCTGATTTAAAAGATAAAGATGAAGCGGAAAAACTGGAAAAACATTATATAAAAATATTTAAGCCAACACTAAATGATAATGATGTAGCAGTAACACCCGAAGAAAAAGCCGAATATTATAGAGAATATCTGAAGAAACGGAGAGAAGACCCAGAATATAGAAAGAAAGAAGCAGAGACAACTAAAAAATGGAGGGAAGACAATCCTGAAAGCTGGGCGGCAACACTTGCGGCATCAGTTGCGAAGAGGCTTGAAAGTTATACTTGTATTTGTGGTTGTTCTACCAGTAAAACTAATGAAGCAAGACATCATGATAGTATAAAACATAAGGCATTTCTAAAAAATAATCCACTTGTTAATTAAAAGAAAAGGGTAGTATTATGTATAAATTTAAAAACAATTTGTTAGGTTGAATGGTATGAAATTAATTAACTTATTTTTTCTTTAAGCCATTTTTCAATATATATATCGTGATTATAATATCTTTGTAGTGATTATTACAAATCTCTCTGTTTTTTTTATAAATTCTAAAAAATTTTCAAAATTAATTTAAATAATTGTATTAATTTTGGATTGTAGTATCTAATCATCATCACTACTATCATCGCCTGCGTTAATTATCACACATTCTTTGGAGGGTGGTGCTTGTTTCTTTTTGGGTGCAGGTTTTGCCTTATCTGTTTTAGTTGTAGCGTGTGTCTTCATATGACTACCGAGTCCAGCACGAGTTGGAAAGGACCTATCACACCACTGGCAGTGATAAGCCTGCAATACGTCACATTTTCCAGTAAAAAAAGAAGTCATTTTGGGTAATTTCAAACAATCGGCAGATTCTTTTAGGTCGATGGCTGTTTTGTTGATGGTTTTGTATAATCTCTCTTTTTGTTGAATGAAACAGGCAAGTTCGTCGTTGATTTGATTCATGGTTTCTTTATCGATGGTAATATTTTCACTATCATTATTAACATTAGATAGTTTGTTTAATTGTTCTGCGAGATTATCAATCAAATTAACAGCAGTCAATATCTTGCATCCGTTATAATCAACATGTGTTAGATACACCAAAACCTTATTTTCTACGATTTCTACACTATAGTCTCTTTTAGTAGCAATACCAGAATGATGTGATACAATAACGCCATGCATATTGTTAGTTTTGCAATCGGCTCTAAATTTTTCAACACCATCAAACCCCACATTTGCCTTGTAATCTTTGTTTTCAATAATAACCATGTCTTTATTCTCTCTACGTAAATGGAAATCACCAGCGTGGTTAGTCTTTGCCATGTTCGAAATCTCCCCATCTTTAAAAATATCATTTAAAAGAGATTCCATTTTGTTTTCGCTCTGTTGTCCTTTGAATGCAGATGTCTTATTTTTCATAAAGTATTCCTTCATACCATCTACAAGGTCTTGTGGGAGAATGTTTTGCATTTTGTGGAAAGCGATTTCATTATCTTTACAGATTAAGTCTTTGTTCCGTTCAATCATCTCGGATATAAGTTTGGTAGTTTCGTCTTTATTCTTTGAAATCAATTCGGTGTTCTTGGTTGTGATAGTAGAGAGAACCTTATTGATGTCGTCTTTGTTTTCGTAAGAGTTTAATTTCAAAATGGATTTATAATTGTCGATATTGCTCGTGTTAATATCTCCAATCACGTTTTTAAGTGTGCCGATTGATTCCATGATTCTCTCTTCAGAAACATTACTGTAATTTCCAGCGAACTTTTCAATAAGGTCAATAAAATTACATAAAATAACTTCTAAATTGATATCGGGATACTTTTTAGCAAACTCGCAAACTTTCTTACTGTTTATGGTCACGCTCATATTTATATATACATACATTATTGTTTTGTCTTTAAGTCATTTTTTGTTTTAATATGTTTCAAAAAAAAACAAATAAAACAAAGTTAGAAACAAAATGATTTAAAAGAAAACAAAGAAAACAAACTGAAAAAAGTAGCAAAATTAATTAAAAAATAATTGAAATCTTTAGTAATAAAAAAAAATCTAACTATAGTTTAATTAAATTAATTTCATTCACAAACGTAGTTTGTTAGTGCGAAGCACGAATGAAATTAATTTAATTAAACTATAGTTAGATTTTTTTTTATTACTAAAGATTTCAATTATTTTTTAATTAATTTTGCTACTTTTTTCAGTTTG